CGAGCTGGTGACGGCGGCGCGCGCAGCCTACGCCGCGGCGAACGTCGGGCTGACGGCGGTGGTGGTGAAGGCCGCGCAGAAGGATTGGCGGGCGGCTGCGTTCGCGATCGAGCACCGCCAGGGCGCTCCGAAGGCCGCCGCCGACGCCCGCCGCGCGCAGCACGAGGCGACGATCGCCAAGCACCGCGCCGAGGGTACGCACGTCGAGACGGTGCGGCACGTCGGGGAACTCGCAGACGATGAACTCGACCGCCGCATCCACGAGCTCGAAGCCGCCACGAAGCACTGACGCGGCGGCGGAACTCCGCGCGCTGAAGCTCGAGAAGCTGCGGCGTCTCGAACTCCGCGCCGAGTCGCTCACAGACTTCGTCCCGCGCACGACGCCGACGGCGGTTCGCCCGACGCACCTCGCGCGCTTCGTCGACCTCTTCCACCGCATCGACCGCGGCGAGCGTGTTCGCGCCTGCGTGTCGGTGCCGCCTCAGCACTGGAAAACCACGACGGGCCTTCACGGGTTCGCGTGGCTCATGCGCCGCCACCCGGAGTGGACGCTGGCGTACTCCACGTACCAGCTCGCGCAGAGCTACTCGAAGTCCCGCGAGTGCCGCGACATGGCGCGCGCCGCGGGGGTGCCGCTTCACGAGGAGATGCAGAACCTCGGCGAGTGGCGCACCCGCGAGGGCGGCGGCGGGTTGTTCACGAGCATCGACGGGCCGCTGACGGGCAAGGCCGCGCGGTTCGTGATGATCGACGACCCGTACAAAGACGACATCGCCGCCCGCTCCGAAGCGGTGCGCGACCGCGTCCGCGATTGGGTCAAGGCCGTCGCCCTGACGCGCCTCCCCGAAGACGGGTCGCTCATCATCGTCCACACGAGGTGGCTCGACGTTGACCTCATCGGCGAGGTGCTCGACCGCGACGCGCCGCTCCTCGGTGAGCGTTACGAGGACATCAACCTCCCGATGCTCGCCGACGACAACGGCGACCCCGTCCGCGCCCCGTACACCAGCGGGACGCGCGTCCTCCTCCCCCGCACGCAGACGCCCCGCGGCGACTTCGTGGGGTGGTCTGTCGACGGCGCCATCCGGCAACTCGTGAGCCTCGGCGACAAGGCCGACGCGCTCGCGCAGGGCATCCCCCGCCGCCGCGTCGACGGCGCGCTCTGGCAGCAGAGCGACATCGGCCACCTCGACGCCGCTCCGCCGCTCTCCCGCGTGGCGGTGTTCGTCGACCCCAACCAGGCGACGGAGGCGGGCGCGGCGAAGGCCGACAACGCAGGCGTCGTGACCATCGCGCGCGGTCAGGACGGCAACGCGTACATCCTCGGCGACGCCTCGCGGCGCATGGGCGTGCAGACGTGGGCCGCGGTCGCGGTCGCGGAGTACGACGCCCACCGCGCCGCGGAGATCGTGCTCGAAGGCGACGGCGGCGGCGAGCTCAACGCGCAGGCCATCCGCGCGCATCTCCTCGCGGAAGCGGGGGAGCGGTCGAAGGCGGAGAACCGCTACGTCGCCCCGCGGTTCGTGCCGGTGCGCATCGTCAAGGTGGGCGCCCGCGGCGACAAGCGCGGGCGCTGCGAGACGGCGCGCAACCTCTACGGCGACACGAAGGCCGGGCGCTCGTCGCGCGTCTACCACGTCGGGCGACACGCGGGCCTTGAACGCACGATGACGACGCACGACTTCGCGACCTCGTCGGAGAGCCCCGGCGACCTCGACGCGCTCTCGCTCGGGTTGCACGAGATCCTGCTCTCTGTCGCCCCTCCCTCACCGCCGCGCTACGCCGCCACCGCCTCCGCCACCCGCGGCGCTCTCCGCTCCACATGGTAGCCCACATCATCCCCCTCGAACGACCGGAAGGGCGCCGCCCGCCGCCCCCCGCGAAATCGTGGGCGGACGTGGTCGACGACCGTTGGTCTGTCGCGATGGTGCGCTCGGCGCTGACGGAGCACGTCAACGGCGTCTTCTCCTCATCGTCGATGCTCGTCGACGCGATGCTTGCCGACGACCGCATCGCGGCCGACACGCGAACGCGCGTGCTCGCGGTGACGGGGCTCCCCTTCCGCCTCGAAGCGAGCGCGATCGGTGACCAGCGGCGCGCGAAGGCCGTCGTCAAGGACGCAGAGCGGCTGTGGCCGCGCATCGCCCCCGTCGCGCTCCTGCACGACCTGATGCGGTGGGCCATCCTCCTCGGATTCGCCCCCGCGGTGTGCGGGTGGACGACGACGGCGCGCAGGTGGACACCGTCCGCGGTGCTCTTCCACCCGGAGCACGTCTCCCTCGACACCATGAGCGAGGGCCTCCGCGCGTCGACCACGAAGGGCCTCGTGCCGATCACGCCCGGTGATGGCGCGTGGATTCTGCACGCCCCCGACGGCGCTCGGCCGTGGATGGGCGGCGCGGTGCGCGGGCTCGCTCTGCCGTGGCTCGCGCGGCAGTACGCGCGGCGCGACTGGTCGCGGTTCAGCGAGAAGCACGGCCTCCCCATCGTCGGCGCGATTGTGCCGATGGAGTCGGACAAGGCCGACAAGGACCAGTTCTACGCGGACCTTCGGCGCCTCGGCTCCGAAGGGCTCGTGATGCTCCCGCGCGACCGGGAGGACCGCGGCTTCGACGTCAAGTACCTCGAGCCCGGCAACGTCCAGGCGTCCAACGCTTTTCGCGACCTCATCGCGAGCTGCGACCGCGCTATCGCCGTTGCGCTTCTCGGGCAGGCGAACACCGCCGACGAGGGCGGCAGCTTCGCGAAGGCCACGGCGCTCAACGCGATCCGTCTCGACCTGCTCGAGGCCGACGCGCGCGCGCTCGGTCAGACGATCTACGCGCAGCTCCTCCGCCCGTGGGCTCACTACCAGTTCGGCGACGCGGACCTCGCGCCCGTGCCAGTGTGGGACGCGACTCCGCCCGCGGACACCTCGGCGCTCGCGACGACGCACAAGACCGCGGGCGAAGCTCTCGGCGCGTGGACGAAGGCCGCCGCCGCGTCGGGCCTCACGGTCGACGTGGAGGCGATGGCAGAGCGCTATGGCGTCCCGCTGAAGCGCGCCCCCGAGCCGCCCCCTGCGCCCGCCGTGGAGCCCGATGTGGGCGACGAGACGGACGCGGAGGACGACGACACCGCCGACGATCCCGACGCCACGGAGGAGGCCGCTACGGCGCTCTCCGCCCCCGCTGCGCTCGCGGTGGGGCATACCTTCGTTGACAGCGTCGTCGCCCGCGGGACGGCTTCGGGGGCTCGTGCGATGCGCGGCACCCTCGGCGCCATCGCCGCGGTCATCGAGGCCGCCGACTCCCCCGATGCGCTCCGTCGCGGGCTGCTCGACGTGCTCGGCGACGCCGACCCCGCGGCCCTCGCTACCGCGCTCGCACGGGCGCAGACCCTCGCCGCGATGGCGGGGCGCTACGACGTGCTCGACGACCTGTGACCGTCGACCCGCGCGACGCGCTGACGGTGCGCAACCTCGCCCGCTGGACGTGGATCGAGGTCCGCTTCGCGGTGGTAACGATCGGCCGCGCCTTCGCTGACGTGCTCGGCGCGCTGGCGTGGTGGCGGTGATCACCCTCGACGCCCCCGCGGAGGCGCCGCCCCCCGTCTTCGAAGAGGCGCTGCGGTGGTTCCGCGGTCGCGTCCCGATGACCGATGCGGCGTTCGCCGCGCTCACCGTCGAAGCGCAGCGGCGCGCGTTCACCCTCGCGGGCGTCGCTGCCCTGACCGTCGTCTCCGACGTGTGGCGCTCCCTCGACGCCACGCTCGCCGCGGGCCGCACGCTGCGCGACTTCAAACGCGACGTGGCCCCCGCGCTCCTCGGGCAGTGGCAGGGCTCCGTCGCCAACCCGCCGTGGCGCATGGAGACGATCTTCCGCAACGCCACGCAACGGGCGTACGTGCACGGGCGCGTCGAGCAGTTGCGCGACCCCGAGGTCGCCCCGCTGCGCCCCGTGTGGATGTTCGACGCGGTCGGCGACGCGCGGACCTCCGCGATCTGCTCGGCGCTCGACGGTACCGTCCTCGCGGCGTCTGACCCGTGGTGGGCCTCGCACACGCCGCCCTGTCACCACGCCTGCCGCTCGACGCTGCGCGGGCTGCGCGCGAGCGACCCGAGGGCGAAGGCCGCCGCGGGGCAAGCGCCGCCAAAGGTGGACGCTCAGACGGGCTTCGGCGGGCTCCCCGGCGCCGACGACTGGCAGCCGCGGGAGGGCGACTACCCCGCGCCCGCGTGGCGCGCGTACCAGGGCAACCCGCAGGCGTATCGCTCCCCGGCGCCGCGCGCTCCCACGCGGGAGATGCCGGTGTTTGTGCCGCCCGCGGCGCCCGCACCGAAGCCGCGCACGCCGACGGTCGAAGCGCCCGCGTTCACTCCCCCGCCGCCCCCGAAGGCGAAGACGCCCACGGCCCCGATGCCTGCGTTCGTGCCGCCGAAGGCCGCACCCCCGGCGCCCGCGCCGAAGCCTGCTCCCGCGGCGAAGGCGCCGAAGCCGAAGGCAGCACCGAAGCCGAAGGCTCCTCCGCCCCCATCTCCGGCGCGGATGGTCGGCCCTGTCATCGCCCCTCCGCCGCCTTCGGGGCTGTACCGCGATCCGTCGACGATCTCGCCTCGCGAGTCCGCGCCGCGGATGGCAGACGGCCGCGCCCCGCTGTTTGGCGACATGGACATCGCTCCGGTCATCGAGGGCGTTCGGTGGAGCAGCCACGATGCGAAGGACTACCCGGAGAACCACCTCACGTCGGACTACGCTAACCGCGTCTACGACGAGTCTCGGGCGGCCTTCGCCGCACTGACGCCCGAGCAGAAGACGGCGCTTCAGGACTACACCGGGGCCACCTACGAGCCTCTGAACGCTTACCTGCGCGACCCCGCGCTGTACCGCAAGCGCAACGGCGCAGCGGCGGCGGCGAAGATGAGGGAGACAGCGCGTGTGACCCACGAGGCCATGGCGACGATGCCGCGCGCCCCGTCGAGCATGGTCCTGTTTCGCGGGCTGTCGCTGTCCGCTAGAGATGACCGCGCGCAGTTGAACGCCCTCGCTTCTGGGGATGAGGTGACGTTCCCGTCATTCGGTAGCTTCACGCGCTCCCCCAGAACCGCCCGCGCGTTCGCGGGGCAGAAGGACGCATCGGTCACGTACCGCATTCGCAGCCACCGCAGCGGCGTGATGATGGAAGGCATCTCCAGCGTCCCCGGCGAGCGCGAGGTGTTGTTCCCGCCGGGCACGCGCTTCCGCATCGTGGCACGGCAGCGGATCGACCCCACGCAACTCGTGGTCGACATCGAGGAAATCACCGATGACTGACGACACCATGGGCGAACTCGACGGCAAGCCAACGCGCCTCGGCGACGTGCCGCGCAACCGCCGCGCCGACTGGAGCACGCTCCTCGACGGCGAGCGCGTGCGCCCCTTCCGCTTCATCGGCGACGCCTCCGACGTGACCGTCCGCTAGCCCCACAGGACCCCATGAGCACCACCGCCACGAAGCGGCGCCCGAAGGCGCCCGCGCCGCAGACCTGCGCGCTCGACGCGCTCCCCCTCGGCGACGAGTTCCCGCCGCGCGCCGTCCGCCTCTTCGCGATGGGCGAGAACCGCACCACCAAGGGCGTCTTCCTCTTCGACGACGAGGCCGCCCGCGCCGTGATGGCGGCGTTCGAGGAGCACGCGATCGACCTCGCGATGGACTACGACCACGGCGCGTTGGCCCCGGCCGACGGCCGCAAGCGGGACGTGCCGGGGTACTACCGCCCGGAGGTGCGCGAGGACGGCCTCTACGCGCTCCCGCAGTGGACGGAGTCGGGCCTCGCGGCCATCCGCCCCGGCAAGGACGACACGGGCGCCCCGACGCTCCCCGAGTACCGCTACACGTCGCCGTCGTTCTCCTACGACCCCGAGACGCGCCGCGTGCTGAAGCTCGGGCCGCTCGCGCTCACGTCGTACCCCGCGACGCACGGCGCCCGCCCGCTCACCCTCTCGGCGCGCGACCGCCGCCCCGCTGAGGTCATCGCCGCGCTGGCGGTGTCCTTCGCGGACATCACGCAGGCGCTCGCGCGCGCTGCGACGGCGGTGTTCGGGTACGGCGTCGAGGTGGACGAGGTCTACGTCGACCGCGTCGTCTTCGAGACCCGCGCCCCCGACGGCCGCGAGCGGTGCATGGCCGCGCCCTACACCGTCGGCGCCGACGGCTCCGTGACCCTCGGCGACCTCGTCGAAGTCGAGGAGCAGTACGTCCCCGTCGTCGGCGGGATGGTCGTCACCGGGATGGCCGTCACCGCCTACTCGGTGGGCGACCGCGTCAAGGTGAAGGGCGAGCCCCACATGCATGGGCAGACCACAGGGACGATCGCCGAAGTCGAGAGCGGTGCCTACGGCATCCGCTTCGACTCGATGCCCGGCGTCGTGCACCGCTGGTACGTCGCCGCGGAACTCGCCCCCCTCGCCCCCAAGCTCACCCCCCCGCCCGCGCCGATGGTCGGCGCGACGCAGCCCGCGTCGATGACGCAGGAGTCCCCGAACATGACCGCATCCTCCGCCGTCCTCGCCGCCCTCGGCGCGCAGGACGAGGCCGCGGGCGTCGCCGCCCTCTCGGCCCTCAACACCACCGTCCACAACCTGCGCGCGGAGTCCGCCGCCCTCACCGCCGCGACCGGCGCGAAGACGCACAGCGAGGCCCTCGCCGTCGTCGAGGCGTGGAAGCGCGACGCCGCCGACCTCGCGACGTTCCGCGCGAAGGTCGCCGCCGAGGAGGCCGCGCGCGCCAAGGTCGCCCGCGACGCCGAGCTCGACGCCTGCGTCCGCGAGGGCAAGCTCTCGCCCGGCGAGCGCGCCGAGGACGGCAAGGCCGACTCGTGGCTGACGGCGCTCTCCGCCGACGCCGTGGCCCGCTTCCGCGCCGCCCGCGCCCCCGTGGTGCAGGTGCAGGCCGACCCGCCCGCGGTGCACGGCTCGCAGCCGAAGACCCCCGCCGCCGCGGCGCTCTCCGCCGACGACGAGAAGGCCCTCGTGGCCCTCGCCGCCTCCCTGAACGTCGACATCAACACGCTGCGCTCCAGCCTCGCGAGCGCGTGAAGGACACCCTGACATGACCGCCGCCGCCGCCAACGCCGACACCCCCCGTTACGGCGTGGAGGCCGTCGTCCGCAAGCTCATGGAGCTCCCGGTCGCCGCCTCGACGCACATCTACCAGGGCACGATCGTGTGCCTCAACCTCTCGGGCTACCTCGTGCCCGCGAGCGCCGACCCGTCGCTGACGGTCGTCGGCGTCGCGCAGGAGGAGGCCGACAACTCCGCGGGCTCCGCGGGCGCGCTCGAGTGCCCCGTCGAGCGCGGGGCCTTCTACCTCACCAACAGCGCCTCGACCGCCGCGATCTCGGAGGCCGACATCGGCCGCATCGTCTACGCGGTCGACGACCTCACCGTGTCGCGCACCAACGTCGCGGGCACCTACCCCGCGGTCGGCAAGGTCGTCGGCTTCGAGGGTTCGACGCCCATCGTCGAGGCCGGGCTGCTCTCGCGCTCCGAGGCGGGTGGCGCCGCCCACGACGTGCTCTACCCCGCGGGCGCCGACCTGAGCACCACGGGGCAGAACCTGTTCGTCAAGCTCAACGGCTCGTCGCAGATCGTGCTCGCCGACACCGCGGGGGAGCAGGCCCTCGGCGTGCTCCTGAACGCCCCGGCCTCGGCCGCGATCGGCATCGTCCGCGTGTTCGGCCCGTGCCGCGTGATGGGCGGCGCGACCCTCGCCGACGGCGCCCTCGTGGCGACCGCGGCGACGACCGCGCGCGCCAAGGCTGCCGTCGCGTCGACGGTGAACACCTCCGACGCGGGCGGCGCGGCCGACCCCGTCATCGGCTCCTTCGCGATGGGCATGGCCCTCGGCGACGGCGCCTCCGGCTCGCTGATGAGCATCTTCGTCAACCCCATGGGGGCGATCCCCTCCACCGCGGCGTGATCCGTCCGCACCACGAACACGAGGAACACCGGACATGCTGATCACCCCGTCCACGCTTCGGGCGCTTCAGGTCACGATCGACCTGCGCTTCAAGCAGGCGTACAACGCCGTCAACCCCATTTCCACGCGCCTCGCCTCGACGATCCCGTCGGGCGCGCGTGGCAACGTCTACCCCATGCACGCGAAGCTCGCGAAGCTCCGGCAGTGGGAGGGCGAGCGCAAGATCGTCAACGCGAAGAGCTACCGCTACAACCTCGACAACGAGAAGTACGAGCTCACCCTCGAGGTCGACCGCGACGACATCGAGGACGACAACATCGGCGTGTACTCCATGGTCATCGACGACATGGGGCAGCAGTCGCGCCTCTGGCCCGACGACCTCGTCTTCGCCGCGATCCTCGCGGGCGGCACCGAGACCGCGTACGACGGCACCGCGTTCTTCTCCAACTCGCACACGCTCGGGACGGAGACGATCGACAACCTCTTCGCGTCCACGGCGCTGACGGCGGACAACTTCGCCGCGGCCCGCGCCGCGATGATGGAGTACACGGGCGAGGACGGCGAGAGCCTCCGCGTTCGCCCGGACGTGCTCCTCGTGCCCCCGGCCCTCGAGGTCAAGGCGCGCAAGATCGTGCAGGCGTCGACCATCGTCGAGTCCAGCGCGGCCGTCGACAACGTCCTCCGCGGGCTCTGCGAGGTCGTCGTGGCCCCGCAGCTCTCGACCTCGGCGGGCGGGCTCGACACGACCTGGTACCTGCTCGACACGTCGCGCCCGATCCGGCCGTTCATCTTCCAGCAGCGCATGGCGCCGGAGATGGTGTCGCTCACGTCGCCCAACGACGAGCACGTCATCCTCCGGGACAAGTACCTGTACGGGGTCAAGGCGCGCGGCGCCGCGGGCTACGGCCCCTTCTGGCTCGCCGCCAAGTGCACCGCCTGATCTGACGCCCCCCGCCCGCTCCCGCCTCGACGTGGTGCGCCCCCCTGACCGGCGCCATCCGCGCGCCCGCGCCACGTCGCTTCCCTCCCGCTCTCGCGCCTCACAGCACCGACGGAGTGACCACGCATGGCCTACGCCACCACCGCCGACCTGACGCGCTTCGGGCTCCCCTCGACGGCGCTGACCGGCGTGTCGTCTACGACGCAGGAGGAGGCCATCTCCGCCGCGTCGTCGCTCGCCGACTCCTACCTCCGCTCCCGCTACGACCTCCCGCTCACGTCCTACGGCGACGACCTCACGCAGTGCGTGTGCGCGCTCGCCGCGGAGACGCTCCTGACCTCGCGCGGGCTAGACCCGTCGCGGGCGAACGGCGACGTGATCATCACGCGCGCCGACAACGCCCGGTCGTGGCTTCGCGACGTGTCGGCGGGACGCGCTGCGGTGTCCGGCGGCATCACGACCCCCGGGCCGTCGCCGCAGGCCCGCGCCTCGACGGCGCCCACCACACGGTCGACGAGCGAGCGGGGCTGGTGACGTGGCTGGCGTGACCGGAGATTTCGCGGGACTCGCCGCGCTTCAGAAGCAACTCGCCGCCGTCGCCGCGAAGGGCCGCCGCATCGCGGTCAAGGCGATGGCTTCTGAGGCGACGGACCTCGTGGCCGATGGCTTCCGCTCGTCGACCTCCCCTGGCGGCGTCGCGTGGCGCCCCCTCGCGCGGGCGCGAGCCCGCAACCGTCGCAGGGGCGACCGCGGGAAGCCGCTCGTCGATACCGGGCGCCTCCGCGCCAGCGTCACGACGCGCCCGCAGGTGAGCGAGGACGGCTTCGTGATCACGGCCGACCCGATCTACGCCGCGACGCACCAGTACGGCCGCGGGGCGATCCCTGCGCGCCCCTTCCTCCCGCTCCCGAACCTCCCGCCCGCGTGGGCCGCGCGTCTCGAAGACGCCGCCCGCGAGGCCATGGCGACGCTGATCTCCGCGTGACGATCACGACCACCATCGCCGCGGTCAACGCGGCCATCGTGGCGGAGGTCGCCGCCGCTACGTCGAGCGTGGGAAGCCGCGTCGCCGACGACCACGGATCGCCTCCGCGCGTCCGATGGATTCCGACGGGCGACGAGCCCGGCGCCGCGCCGAAGTTCTCGCCGCTCGCGTCGGGCCTTCAGCGCGCGCTCGTCGGGCTGTCTACGACCTTCGACGTGGAGTGCTGGGGCGAGGACTTCGAGGCCGCGGTCACGCTCCGCGACGCCCTCGTCCGCGCGCTGCACTCCGCCGTCGGCACGCAGGCGTTCGCGCTCGCGGGCGGCCCATGGGCGCGCGGCGATGCGCTGACTCTCGGCGAGGCCGTCACCCTCCGCGTGACGCTGCGCGCCTACGTCCCCGAGACCGCGCCGACCGTCGCCACCGTGACCGCCGTCGCCTTCGACACGACCGGCGCGACCGTCGGCGACGGCGTGATCTTCGTCCCCTCCGACGGCACCTGACCCCCACCTGACAGGACACCATGGGAATCGCATCCACCACGCTTTCGATCGGCGACGGGGGCCTCGGCGTCTCGCGCCAGCTCGCGCGCCCGCCCGCGCTCGTCGGGTGCTCCTCGTCGGGCACCGCCGCAACCGTCTACCTCGCCGCGTCCTACGAGGACGCCATCTCCACCTTCGGCTACGGCAAGCTGACCGCGCTCGCGGCCGAGTACTTCGGCAGCGTCGGCGGCCCGCTGATCATGGTCAAGGCCACATCGAGCACCGCCGGGAGTTCCGGCAGCGTGACCGCCGTCGGCACGTCCACCGCCGTGATGACCGTGTCGACGGCGACTGCCGTGGACGACTTCCGCGTGAAGATCAAGGTGGTCCGCGCGGGCGCCGACCTCGCCGCCGTGACGGCCGCGGTCAAGGTGAGCCTCGACAACGGCACCACCTACGGCGAGGAGATCGCGGTCCCGCTTTCGGGCGTGCTGTCGCTCACCAACACCGGCCTCGCGGTGACGTGGGCGGACGGCACCTTCGTGGTCAACGACACCTTCGCGTTCACCGCGACGGCGCCCATCTGGGACACCACGGCGCTCGGCGCCGCCCTCGACGCGCTCGAGGCCACCACCTACGATCACGAATTCGTCCACGTCGCCGAGCACGTCACGGGCGCCACGGTGGGGACGCTCAACACCAGCATCTCCGACCTCGAGGCGGCCAACACCTTCCGGTGGTGGCTCGCGGGGACGCGGGACCAGTCGAGCGGGGAGAGCGTCTCGACGTGGCAGGGCGTGCTCCTCGGCACGTCGCCGGGCTTCTCCGCGTTCACGTCGCGGCACGGCGCGATCTGCGCGGCGTTCGCTGAGCACGACGACGCGACGTGGGGCTGCTCCATGCGCCGCAACGTCTCGTGGATCATCGGCCCGCGCCTCGGCCTCGTGCGCGAGGTGAGCGGCGGCGCCGGGCTCGCGGAGCATCCGGGGCGCGTGCGCTCCGGCGCGCTCTCGGGCATCGATGACGGCGACCTCGTGCACGACTTCCGCACCCTGACCGCGCTCGACACCGGGCGCTTCATGGGCGCGCAGAGCCTCCCCGGGCGCGGCGGGTACTACGCGACGGCGATGACCCGCGCGACGGCCGGGAGCGACTTCACGAGCATCATGCACGTCCGGCTCGTGAAGGAGGCCGCGCGCCTCTCCGTGTCGGTGATGCAGGAGTTCATCAACGACAACGTCCGCACGATCACGGGCGGGCTCATCGACCCGCGCGACGCGGACGCGGCCGACGCCTACGTCGGCGACCGGCTCCGCCTCGACCTCGTCGAGAGCGGCCTCGCGTCGGCGGTGACGGTGCAGGTGGACCGCACCAACAACGTCGTCGCGACCTCGCAGCTCAACTTCAAGGTGCGCGTGCGCCCGCTCGGCTACGCCGCGCTGATCGACATCGACCTCGCCCTCTCGACCGCGGAGTGACCTGACATGGCAACGATCAACGATCGGGAATACGACTGGTCCTCCATCGAGGTCCGCACCGACGGCGGGGCGCCCCTGGTGGCGTTCACGGCCATCTCCTACGACTGGACCGTCGAGCGGGCGCTCGTCGAGGGCGCGGGCCGCAAGCCCCTCGGCATGACCCGCGGGCGCTTCAAGCCCGGGTCGGGCTCCATCACCTTCTTTCGCAGCGCGTACGACGAGGTCGCGAGCGTCGCGGGGTGGTGCGACACAGATCGCACCATCGTGGTGCAGTACACCGACCCCACGCTCGGCACGAAGACCGAGACGCTGAAGGGCGTCCGCTTCGGCGGCGGCAAGGGCGGCGGGGAGAACGGTACCGACCCGCTGAGCGTGGAGGTTCCCTTCATGTTCACGTCGATCCTCATCAACGGCGTGTCGCCGATCGACGACACCAGCGTCACGGCGCAGGTGTCCTGATGCCGCGCCTCTCCGACGAAGACGTCAAGGCGCTCGAGGTCAAGCACGGCGCGCTCCTCGTGATCCACATCACCGAGGGCGCCGACGAAACGCTCGTGTTCAAGGCTGCGACGGCCGCGCACTGGCGCCGCCTCAACGCCGCGGACAAGCGCGTGATGGCGGGCGACGACGCCGCGGCGATGGTGCCCGAGCTGATCGCGCGGGAGTTGCTGGTGCACCCCGACCGCGTGACCTTCGACGCCATGCGCGACGAGGCCCCGTGGCTCGCGGAGCAGGCGGGCCGCGCGCTCTGCGGGCGCGTCGGGCAGAAGTTCAAGGCCAGCGTGGGGGAATCGTAGCCCTGCGGGACGAGACGCGGCGCGACCTCTGGGTTGCGTCGTCGTGTCTCCTCGCCCTCGCAGGGCACGACCCCGACGACCTCGATTCGCACCGCCGCGCGGGCGCCCTCATGGTCGCCGAAGCGCTGCACATCCACCGCGTCGCCAACACGAAAAAGACCTGAACCGCCGTGTCTGAAACGCTGACGTGGGTCTTCAAGGGCGTCGACCTCCTCTCCGGCCCCGCACGTCGCGGGTCGGCGGCGGCCGATGACCTGCGCCGCGCGCTCGGCGGGGCGTCGGGGAGCGTCAACGGCCTCAGCCGCGCGTCGTCGGGTCTCACGGAGGCGCTCGGCGGCGGCGTCCGCGCCATGGGCGCTCTCGGCGGCGCTGCCGCGGGCGTGCTCGCCATCGCGGGCTCCCTCGGCGTCGCCTTCGCGGGCGTCGCGGCGACCATCGGGCGCAGCGTCATCGAGATGGTCCGGTTCCGCGAGTCGGCCGTGGTCACGCTCGGGACGCTCATGCGCGCGCCAGGCGAGGGGCGCGGCGCCATCGGGCGCGTCGGCGGCGCAGCGTTCCGGCAGACGCAGGCCATCGCGCGACTCACCCCCGGCAACGAGCGGGACGTGATCGGCGCGCGTACCCAACTCGCGGCGGGTGGCTTCCGCGGCGCCGATGAGGAGCGGGTTCTTGCGGCGTCGCTCGACGTGGGCGCGCTCAACCCCAACGACTCGACGGCGCAATCACGCTTCGTCCGCGCGCTCTCGCAGATCCGCGGGCGGGGCAAGCTCCAAGCGGAGGAGCTCAACCAACTCGGGGAGCTCGGCGTCGGGCGCGGTGACGTGTTCGCGGCCATCGCGCGGCAGCGCGGCATGACCGGCACCGCGCAGGAGAATCAGACGCGCATCGAGGCCATGATGCAGCGCGGGCAAATCTCCGGCACGGAGGGCACCAACGCCGCCCTCTCGGCGGTGCAGGGCATGACCGGGGAGCGCCTCGGAGGCTTCGCGCGGCTCCAGGGCGGCACGCTCTCCGGGTCGCTGTCCAACCTCGAGGAGTCCATCTTCGGCCTCGTCACGGGCATCAACCAACTCGAGAACCTCCCCGGCGTGCGGGCGTTCGCGGCGAGCATCTCCGCGATCGGCAACGCCCTCAACGGCTCGTCCGAGGCCGGGCAGAAGCTGCAACGCAGCGTGGGGCTGCTCATCAACGAGGCCGCGGGCATGTTCGCGGGCGTCTTCACCCCCGCGCGCATCGAAGGTTTCGTCACGACGCTGGCGAACGTGCTCCCGCCGATGTTCGAGGCGTTCAAGCTCGTCGGCGGCGCCTTCGTCCAGGGGCTGGGCCGCGCGCTCGGGCCGCTGATCGACCGGCTGTCTTCGTTCTCGTCGGACGACTCGCAGGCGTTGCTCGCGTTCGCGCTCTCCCTCGCCGACGCCTTCGGGTACCTCGTGGGCGTTTCGGTGCAAGTGGTGGCGGGCATCGCCGCCCTCGGCGCCGGCCTCACGGTGGTCGGCGCGGAGGCGCTGCGGCTGGTGACGGGGCTGTTGAACCTCCCGGCGCAGTTCGGGGCGCTCATCGGCACCGGCTGGACGATCATCGGGACGCGGATCGTCGACGGCCTCGTCGGCGGCATCTCGTCGGGCGTGACGCGCGTCGGCGACGCCGTGCGCGGCCTCGCCTCGGGCGCCATCGCCACCGCGCGGGAGACGCTCGGAATCGCCTCCCCCTCTCGCGTGTTCGCCGAGCTCGGCGGCTACACCGCGGAGGGCTACGAGCGCGGCATCCGCGGGGGCACGGCGGGCGCGCAGGACGCGGCGGCGGCCATGGTCGCCCCTCCGGGCACCGCGGGCGCTGGCGGGGCTCTAGGGGGCCGCGGCGTGTTCCAAGTGTTCATCGACGGCGCGGGTCGCGAGGCGGACGCGATCGTCGACGAGATCGAATCGCGGATGGGCGTCGGCTTCGACCGCCTCGCGCTCTCGGGCGGAGAGGTGCTCTAGTGGCGATCCTCACCATGCCCCACGAGGCCGGCGGCGCCGAGGCGTGGGACCGGCTGACGCTCGGCGGACTCGCGTTCACGGGCCTCGCGACCGTCACGGGCGACGCCTTCAAGAAGAAAATCGACAAGCGCAAGGCCGCGGGCTCCGACGGCGCGCGCATCGTGGACAAGGGCTTCGACCTCGTCGAGCTCACCCTGACGCTCGTCGGGTGGCTCCCCGAGCACGCGACGCAGATCGAAAGCCTGCTCGCGCTCATCGCCCCCCGCGGCGGCGCTCGCGGGCGTGGGCGCGCGCTCGACGTGTCGTATGCCTCCCTTGCGGCGGCGGGCATCACGCAGGTCTACGTGACCGGCGCGACGCTCCCTGTGGCCGACGAGGGGAAGGTTACGTGGACGATCCGCGCGACGGAGTACCGCGACCCCGGACCGACGAATCGCACGCGCCGAGCTGTACCGGCGGCGCAGACGAGCGACCGCGCCGACATCGACCCGCAGATCGCGGCGGCGTTCCGCAACAACCCGATCCCGCGCCCCTCCGCATCCGGCGCGGCGGCTCCCGTCCCCGCCCCGCCGACGACCCCCTGAACCGTGGCAGAAATCACCGTCAACGGCCTCCGCGCCACCCTCTGCGCGCTCACCCTCCCGCGTTTCGGAGCGTGGGTCGCCGACGTGGACGTAGACAGCGCCGAGGCCATCACGGGCGCCGTCACGCTCGCGATCGACGATGCCTCGTGGTCGGGCGCAGTGGCCCGCGGGGGGCTCGTCAACGGCTCGTGGCACGGGCGCCTCGTCGGCGGCGCGGGCGGGCTCTCCACGGCCCTCAGCGCGCTCGCACAGCGCGGGTCGACGCTCGGCACCGTCCTCGCTGACGCGCTTCGCGAGGCAGGCGAGACGATCGCCACCGACGCGGCCGACCTCGGCGCCGTCGCTCCTCTCTGGCACCGCATCGCGGGCGCCGCGTCCATCGCCGTCGGCGACGTGGCGCGGGCCGCGGGCTACGCGTGGCGGGTGCGCGCCGATGGCCGCGTGTGGCTCGGCTCCGATGCGTGGACGGCGTTCACGCCGACGGGCGCGGTCGACGTGGTGGAGGAGTATCCCGCGGCGGGGCGCTACGTGCTCGCGGGCGATACCCTTGACGTCGTCCCCGGCGTGACGCTCACCCTCTCGCGGCTGACGGTGCGCGTCGGGCAGGTGGAGCACCGGGCGACGCCCCGCGAGCTGCGCACCATCGTCACCGCCGAGGGGGCCACTGGACTCGGGCCCGCCCTCGACGCCGTGCTCCGCCGCGCCCTGCGCCGCGTGGACTACCTCGCCCACTACCCCGCCCGCGTGGTCTCTCAGAGCGCCTCGGGGCTGCTCGACCTCGTGCCCGATGACTCGCGCGTCCCGCCGTGCTCCGGCGTGCCGATCCGCTACGGCCTCCCCGGCGTGACAGCCGTCGTCCCCGCGGGCGAGCGAGTGACGCTCACCTACGAGGGCGGCGACCCGTCGAAGCCCGTCGCGACGCTCTGGACGGCGGGCGCGATGACCTCAGCGGCCATCAACGGGAGCACGCGGCAGGCGGCGCGCACCGACGACACGACGGCCGATGGCGCCATCGTCTTTTCGTTCAACGCAAACACCCCCTCGCCGGGACTGACGACCATGACCATCACCTACACCCCGCCCGGCGGCGCCCCGCAGGCCGTGGGCGTGGTCCTCACGGGCGCCGCGTCGCTCGTGGGCGCATCAACGCTCACCCTCTCGGGCGCGATCACCGGAACGTCGGTTCTCCGTGCCTGATTTCGGCGTGGACATCGCGACGCCTGACGCCGCGGACATCGACCCGTACTTCTCGACGGTGACGGGCTGGCGCGGACTCGGGCAGGCGCTGGGCCGCAGGCTCATCACGCCCCGCGGATCCCTCCTCGACGACGACGCCTACGGGTACGACCTCCGCTCTCGGCTCAATGACACCTTCACCGCGGCGGAGTTGGCGCAACTCGGCGCCGTCGTGCGGCGCGAGATCGAGGCCGACGAGCGGGTCGAGAGCGCCACGGCGGCGGTCACCTTCTCGCGCGGCACCCTCACCGTGCGCGCCGCGGTGCAGACCGCCGAGGGGCCGTTCCGGCTCGTGCTCGCCGTGTCCGCCGTCACAACCGAAATCCTCGCCGCGGAGCCAGTTTGACCTCCTACGCCGCACTCCAGACCGCGACGACCGCGGACGCCTACCTGACGCAGCTCCTCGCGACGCTCACGTCCAACGGGTTCCCCGCGACCGCGTGGCAGTCGGGCAACGCCGGGCGCACCCTCGCCCGCGCCGACGCGGAGGCCCTCGCGGAGCTGCGCGCGGTCGTCGCCGACGTGGTCAAGGGCGGCTTCCTCGACACCGCCACGGGCGACTGGTTGACCCTCCTCGCGGCGGGGCTCTTCGACCTGACGCGCATCGCGGCCACCTACGCGGTCGGCGAGGTCACGCTCACCTGCTCGGCGAGCGCCGGGCCGTACAACATCACCCCCGCCGGGCTCGTGGTGAGCGACGGCACGCGGCGGTGGCGCTCGACGAACACGGGCCTCCTGACGCTCGCGTCGGGCGGGACGCTGACCTTGGCGGTCAAGGCGGAGTCGCCCGGCACCGCCTACAACGTATCGGGATCGACGATCACGGTCATCACGTCCCCCGCACTCGCGGGCGTGACGGTCGCCGCGGTGTCGTCGTGGCTCACTACCTCGGCGGTGGACGAGGAGACGGACGCGGCCCTCCGCGCGCGGTGTCGGCTGCGGTGGAGCACGCTCGGCCGCGGCGCGAACCTCGACGCCTACGAGTACAACGCGCTGAACGCCAACGTCTCCGGCGTCACGAGGGCGCAGTGCGTCCCCGGCGGCGGCGACGGCACCCTCGTGGTGTACATCGCGCAGAGCGCCGCGGTTGCGACCGGTCCGCAGGTGGCGGCGGTGCAGGCGCACATCGACAGCGTCGCGCCCGTGACCGATGCGCCGACGGTGACCGCGGCGACGGCCGTCACCGTGAACATCACCGCGACTATCTACGTGATCGCGGCGAGCGACTCCGCCGCCAACCGCACGCTCGCCACTGACGCCCTGAGCGCGTACATCAACGGCCTCGACCTGGGCGACGCGACGGTCGACGTGGTGAAGCTCGGCGCGGCTATCTACGCCGCCGCAGGCATCCGCGACGTGGACGTGGTGATCCCCGCCGCGGACGTGGGCATCTCCGCGGGGCAGGTGGCCGTCCCCGGCACTTACACGCTGACCTGGAAGACGGTGTGAGCACCTTCCGCGACTGGCAGCCGACGCTTCACCCGACGGCCCTGCGCGGGACGTGGGGCACGGCGTGGGCGGTGTCGCTCGGCGCCGAGAAGGACACGCTCCTCTCGCTCGCAAAGGAAGCGGTCACCGCGCGATTCATCGACTCCGCCCCCTCCGACGCGCTCGACCTTATCGGTGCCGACCGCGACCTCGAGCGCGGACGCGCGGAGGGTGACGCCTCGTGGCGCGACCGCATCGCTGGGGCGTGGGAGTCGTGGTCGTGGCTCGGAACGCGCTACGGGATCGGCGACGCCGTCGGGCTGCTCGGCTACGGCTACCCCGCCGTCTACCCCCACCGCGAGCTCCCTTCCGACTCCAACGCGACCCGATGGGCGCGCGTGACGCTGGTGTTCCGCGGCCTCGCGGCGTGGGACGGCTCCGTCGAGTGGGACAGCGCGGCGACGTGGGACGAGTACCGCGCGGAGGACGGCGCCGAGACCGCCGACCCCGCCGTGATCCGTCCGCAGCTCCGCCGCGTCGTGCGGAAGTGGCTCTCCGCCCGCGACGTGTGCGACCGGGTGCTGCTCGGGTTCGGCGGCCTGCTCTGGGATATCGACATCCTTTGGGACGGTGACGACGTGTGGGACACGGGCGACGGCGCGACGGAGTGGGCCGCGATTGAGTGGGATTCGAGCGAGGACGACGCGGTGTGGGACTCGCTCGTCATCGCGTGGGATGCGTTCTGCTGACAGCACAAGGGACACGACGACATGACCGCAACGATCACTCCGGTTTCACAGCACGACGGCGCCACCCTCACCCGCGCAGTGGCGGGCGAGCGCGTGATGATGGACGGCGGCGGCGCCCCCATCGCGACGCTGCTCCAGAAGTTCGCCGACCGCTGCGAGTTCGCCAAGGACGGCGTCGCGTTCTCGCGCCCCGCGTGGTCGGAGTCGCTGTACGTGGCGAGCGGCGGCACCAACGCCAGCTTCACCGTCGGCATCGGCGCCATCTCGCACGTCCAGACGTACCGCAGCGGAACGACGACGTACAAGGTGTTCACCTACGCGGGCGGGACCATCGGCGCGTCGAAGATCGAGGGCGGCGGCAACCTCGCCAACTCGACCTGGTACTACGTGTACTGCTACGACAACGCGGGTGCGCTCGACTTCGAGATCAGCATCACGGCGCCGAACGCCAACCTGTGCACGAAGGGCGCGGACTCGACCCGGATCTACCTCGGGTGCTTCCGCACGCTCTCAACGGGCGCGCCGATCCCCGTGCGCATGAAGCGCGGGCGCTACCTCTACAACTACTCGGGCTCTGCCGTCGCCGACACCCGCGCGCTCAACGCGCAGTCCGCGACGAGCAACACCGCGGTCGACCTCGCTGCGTGGGTCCCCCCGCACACGCAGGTGGCGACGATCCGCGCCGAGGTGGTGAGCACGTCGGGCGCGTCGATCAACTACGCGTACATCCGCACGGAGGGGGAGAGCGGCGCCGACGAGATCAACATCCCCGTCCCCGGAACGTCCGCAATGTCCGCGGTGCTCGTGCTCGACGTGATCACGGACGCGGACCAGGACATCGCCTACCGCGTCACGAACACCGGGAGCGCGCCGACGGTGACGATCCACGTCCTCGGGTTCTACGAGTAGCTACGGCCGCGTCGCAGCGCGGCGTTGACCGCATCGGCGACATCCTGGTCGCCGGGCAGCGGGTCAGATGGCGGCCACACGAAAGGCTCGCCGTCCTCGTAGATCACGACCTCCCACCCATCCCGGAAGACCGGGATGCGACCCCGCCACGAGCCGACGAGTTCGGCGCGGCGCCGGAGCACCTCGGCGAGCAACTCCTCGACGCGGACATCGCGACCGACTCCGGTCACGGCGCGCAGGCGCCCTCACGGCAGAACAGCCCGCGGGCGCGGCAGTCGTTGCCGCAAGCGCCGCAGTTGGCGTGATCGGCGCGGAACTGCGCCTCGCACCCGCTCCCGACGTTGTTGTCGCAGTCACCGCGCCCCATCTCGCAGGAGAGACCCGACGGGCTGCGGCACTCGCCGCGCTCGCAGCGCGCGTGAGACGGGCAGGCGTACCCGCACGCCCCGCAGTGCGCGGCGGTCGACGCGAGGTTGACGCAGGCGCCCGGCGAGCACTCGCCCCACCCCGCGGGGCACGCCGACGCCTCCGCGGGCGCGTCCCGCGGCCCGTCAGGGGGCGCGACCGCGTCCGCCGCAGCATCGGGCGCAGCGTCGGGCGTCGCACACACGCACGCCTCCCACGCGCCGCCGGGGCCGCACTCCTGCGCCCCCTGAGCGCCTCCGGGGCAGGGGCACGTACGGGCGAGTCCGGGGGCACCGCACGACGGGG